GAAGTTATTCCTCACTTGATAGAGAAATGGCAGGCCGGTGCAGATATGGTTCTGGCTAAACGCTCTGACCGCTCCACTGACAGCAGGCTGAAGCGTAAATCTGCTGAGTGGTTCTATAAACTTCATAACAAAATCAGCACCCCTCAGATAGAAGAGAATGTTGGCGACTTCCGGCTCATGTCTCGCGAAGTAGTGGAAAACATTAAGCTCATGCCAGAACGAAACCTGTTTATGAAGGGTGTGCTGAGCTGGGTTGGTGGTCGAACCGAAGTCGTAGAATATGCGCGAGCAGAACGCGTTGCAGGAAGCACAAAGTTCAATGGATGGAAGCTCTGGAACTTGGCGCTGGAAGGGATCACTAGCTTCTCAACATTCCCGCTGCGCATGTGGACCTATATTGGGTTATTTATTGCATGTATATCATTTACATACGGTTCATGGATGATAATTGATAAATTAATTTTTGGTAATAATGTACCTGGATACCCTTCAATTCTTGTATCAATATTATTTCTTGGCGGCATCCAGTTAATTGGTATTGGAGTGCTAGGTGAGTACATAGGGCGTATCTACGTTGAGGTTAAGCAGCGTCCAAAGTATATATTAAAGGATAATAAATAATGATTTTCAAAAAACAAATTAAATTTATATTCGTAATTTTATTATTTGCGTCATTATTTATGCTATATCACTTTGCCAGCTTAAACATATTCCCACCAAATACAGATGCGGCAACAGTGCTTTTGCTTGGTAAGGATATGTCAGAAGGTAATTACTTACTTCATGGATGGATGCTATCCACGGTTCCTTTTTACTTTACAGAAGTATCTTTTTATGCGATCGCCTCTATATTATTTGGCTACAGCAGTGAGCTTGCATATATAATACCACCAGCGATGTATGCTACTGTGATATTTTTGATATACAGGCTGTCTACAAATAAATCATTAGCATTAGCGCTAATTATATTCTACTTTGTTTTTCCTGCTGACATGGCTGTTACATCAATGCTTTCAGCGTGCATTCACATGGGTACATACATATTTATCATTGGATGCTTAATATTTACAGAAAAGTATATTAAAACAGAAAAAATATTATTTGTATACTTTTCAACCATACTGTCCTCTATGGCTATTTTTAGCGATAATATCTCAGTCTATATATACGTTGCACCGCTAACATTAGCAGCAATGTTTTTGTTGCACAAGGAAAGAAAAAAGAAATACCTTATTATAATGGCTGGATTGTTTTCTTCATATTTAATTTCCAAGGCGATCGGTTTTTTGTTTTTAAACCTTGGAAGCTTTACATTGCCAGGACTAACAGATGTAAAGATTGTTGAGTATGACAATATTTTAGTTAATATAAATACCGCAGTAAGTGGAACTTTATTGTTTTTTAATGCAGACATATTTGGTGAGCAGATAACACCATCACTGCATCTATTATCTAAAGCAATACGCTTTGCTGGTGTTGTTGCATTAATTTACTTCACTTTCAGAAATCTTTTTAAAAACAGAAGCGTTATTGATATATGTTTGTCATTGTCTATTTTAATCATGACATCTGCTTATATTGGTAGTAACCTCCCAAGAAATATATGGACAATAAGATACCTTGTTCCCGTCTTCATTATGGCAGTAATTCTTTTGTCAAGATCTAAATTTAATAAAAAAAGCATTATTTTATTAATAGCTTTTTTGGGCATCATATCAGGAATTAAAACAATAAATATTAATGGCTCCACTGATAATAGATACAATCAGATATCATGTATTAGAGAAAAAATCAACGAGCACAAAGTGAATTATGGATATGCCCCTTTTGCATTTACCAACTCTGTTGGTGTGAATGGAGACATAAAAATAGCAAATATACTTTTTGATAACAATGAAATTAAAAGAGACAACTGGCTTACAAATAGCGAATGGTATAACAAAGGAAATAATTTCTTTATTCTTGAGAATAAAGAACAATTGAATATTGTGAAGAAAATTTATGGTCAACCTGAAGATATTGAAAGTGTGTGTGATGTGATTTTTGTCAAATACAGAAACCACATTTACGTCAAATAATTATTTTACCCTGAAGGAGAAGGTTTATTAAAAGAATTTTCCTTCAGGGTAACATGTATAAGTACATAAATTCGCTACATTTTCGCCTAATAATTTGTTTTACTTCAATGATTAATAAACGAAAATAAATTTAAAGTCTAAGTATTAGTACCGTAAGCTCTTTTCCTCGTAGATGTGGTTATGTTCCACCAAACAGGAAGGCCGAGCGTTGTATCGTAGTATTCAACTGGCACAATTGAAGAGACAGGCCTCTGCGCAGTTGTACCATATAACAAAGATGTCAACGGAGAAATGCAGGCCGCAAACTGACTGATGATGAAAAAACGCGGCTGAATGCGGTACTCGACTACATCGACGCAGTGACAGCAGTTGATGCTGACGCTGCGCCTGATATCAACTGGCCCGCTCCCCCGGTTGCGTAGGCCACTCTATTTCGGGTGCCGCTGAGGTATCAACACGGTTCAGCAGTACCCTGTATTTTTTCCACGCCAGCAGTAACGCCTGTTCATCGTCTGTCGCCATTTCCAAATCAACGGCATCCTGCAGCGGTGCTATTGTGTTATTTGCTACGGTCAGTAGTGCTGATTTCTGCAGCTCAGCCTCCGCAACTAACGCGTTGTGAGAGCGTTCTGGGGGAGGTGGCGCGGTAAATACTCCGTCTGAATATGACCAACCGATGCCAGCATCGCCGTTTAACGGAACTAAATTACCAGCCTCTGGTTTCCATTCAGAAATTCCGTCCCAGATAATGACATTAATAACAACGTTATTATCAACAACTGCATAGATATCATTCATTTACATGTACTCCCGAATTACCAGCACGCCATTAGCTCCGTGCCCGCCACGTCCTGACGTGTGTGAATAGCTATTATCGTATGCACCCCCGCCGCCGGAGCCAGAGCAAACTCCAGGATTACCGCTCAGTTGCCCAGCGCGGCCGCCGCCACCCCAATAGCTCGATGCCCCATTGCCTACTAATAGCGCCTGGCCCGCCTGTCCGTCTGAACCGTCTCCGCCTTGTTCTGTTTTATAACCGCCAGAGCCTGAGCCACCGCGCCCGCCAGCGGTATTTGTAGCGCCGCCCCATTGCCCACCCTGGCCGCCGAGCGCAGTTAATGTCATGAACGAACTATTACCGCCATTATTTCCAGACCCTGGCCCATTGGCACCACTACCACCGCTACCAATTGTCACTGTATAGGTCCCTGGCCCGGCATCGTTGTCTGTCGCATAAATAGTGGCAAAAACAGTACCTCCGGCTCCTCCGCCAGCCCCTGAAAATGTCTGATTTGCGTTCTCCGCGTTACATCCACCGCCACCGCCGCCCGCCGCAGTCAGAATAACGTCAATTCGTTTTACGTCAGCTGGCCACGTATATGAACCCGACGATGAAAAAACGACAGTTTTGCTGTAACGCCCCGAGCCATCTCCCAAACCAAGGTTTTCGAGAGCCGTTTTCACCGTGCCATCCGATTTGATATCGCCAAACGGATTCTTGCGGCTTAACAGCAGCGCGCGAAGCGCGGTAAGTAGCTGGTCGTGCCGCCCCTTATCCAAGCTGGCACCGGACGCCTCCACAACGCTGCAAAGCTCCTCCTGCAACATGTCAAAGTAGTCATCATCCAGATCGGTGGCAGGCGTGCAGGTCTGGGGGTTACCACGGGTAAAACCGTTCTTACCCGCGCCGAACTTATCCTTCTGCGCGGTTTTCGTGTCTATACGATGCATGGATTACTCCGGATATTTAAAAATTACGTAGGTATGCGACGGGCAGAGTTTGTTAAGCACACACTCGACAACGGTGTCGCCCCAGATACGCAGTGCGGAATCACAGGGATCGCCACATGTCATCCAGGTGGTGTTGGTGGCAGCTGGCATGTTGACCTGCCAGTAATACCGCCATTCCGGCGCATTCACCGCGTCAGTACAGGCCGATGAGCAGGTGAACGTGCTTTTGTCGTATCGCGTGATGTTGGCATCTGGTCTGCCCAGGGCAGCAAGCTGTGCAAGATAAAAATTCTCGTTGATGCTGCCCGCCAGGTTAACCTTCGCATCCAGCCGTTGCTGACGCTGACGAAGGGTCTGTGTCCCTGCGGGAATACATTCATCCGGCAGACCGCACAGACGCTCCCAGCGGTTTATCAGTTCAGTGGTGGTGCGCGGATCCAGCTCCCGCATCAGGGCATCCGCACGCTGATGAACACGGGTTAATGACGGTGCCGCACCGGCAATCGCCGGATCGCTGGCTGACCACGCCGGACCGGGGGGCAACAGTGCCGACAACAGACGGATGTAATCATCGTTTGTCACGTCCATGAAATCGTCCCCAGAACCGCCAGTTCATTTTTTGCAATGGAGATATTGTCTGCCGGTGCAAGCAACTGATGGCTGTATTCCCCGTTCGCACCGGAAATCGCCTCACTGATACGCGATACCTTCAGTTCTCCCTGCGGATAACCATCACGCAGCAGGAACGAACGCAACTCCGCGGTGATGGCAGCCCGTATTTCCGGTGTGTCCGGCGTCACGCGGATATGAAAATCCACCGTATGTGCCACCGGCCTGAACACATACAAATCAGAGCCTGCCACCGGGGCCAGTGGCTCGATATGTTGTCTTGCCGCCGTTTCCGTTGATTCTTCCGGAATGGGATTAATCAGGTCACTGCTGGCAATCATCACACCGACAGTTCCCGTTCCCATCCAGTGACGGTATGTCCATGCGCGGGTAATGCCGGGCACTTCTTTAGCCCAGACGACATAGTCCCCGTCAGCCCCGCCCTGAGGCGTCCAGTAATACCGCTCAATGACGCGGGCGCGCCACGTTTCCAGCTCTTCAGTATCAAATCCACCTGTCAGGGTATCTGCCACGCCGGAAGACGGCAGACCATTCACCGGCGTGACCAGGATTAATGACGTACCGTCGTCAGCGTTACCGACCGCGCCTGCACTTGAGCAGGCGATCGGCACGCGCAGGACACCACCGGAGCTGGTTGCATCGGCAGTTGCCGTGTACTGAACCAGGTCATCGCGCTGAATCACGCTCCCGGCAGTCACCTTCAGGCCATCGCTGACACCTTCCCAGCGCATATACCCGCTGGCAGCCGTGGCCCCCTTGCGCGGACACCGTTTCATCGCAGCATGTCGCGCCAGCCAGGACTCATCGCACAGGTCAGGCAGCATATTCATTGCCAGATAATCGATGTACCCGTAAACCGTATGCAGCGCCGCCGCATACACCTTTGCCCGCACGTCTTCATCCATGCGCCGGAGCGTGTCGCTGACGTCCAGCCTGGCGAATAAATCGTTACGGAGCATACTGATATTTTCTGCCAGCGTCGGGCGCTGAAATTCACTGTCCGCCATGCGTTATCGCACTCCACAGATCATCAAAAGAAATCATTACCGGTCCGTCACGACGCCAGAGAGTGATACTGTTACCCAGTTCATTAATCCCGGTGCGGCGGATATCCAGATCAATACGGGACACCACGCCGTCATCAATCATCCATTGCAGGCATTCGCGGATATACCCCTTTACCGTCTGCACCAGCTGATTGGTCAGTTTGCTGCGCTGAAGCAGCCACAGCCGGGAGCCGTAACGGTCATTCTGTACCGCAGGCCAGGTATCCCCCCACCATCCCATCGGGACGTCGGCGTTGTCATCAGGCTCCGCCCGCCGCCAGGTAAACAGGGAAATCACCACGGCGCGGGTCAGCGGATCCAGCGGTGCGCTGGCGCAGGTGCGTTTACCGTTCACCGTCAGCCACAGTTCCATCATGCCTCCATCGCTTTATCAGGTTTGTCGGTGTTACTGCCCTGACCGTTCTCTCTGTGACGATGCCCGTTATAGGCAAGCCGCATCGCTGACATGGTGGTGCCGCCGGAGTCGCACAGGTCTTTCACCTGTCCTGTCACTTCCAGGTCCATTTCAAAACGTGCTTTAGGTGAATTGCGAAACGTGATCGTTTTACCTGCACCGTCCACCACGATCCCCTCCCGGGTCAGCGTCACGGACTGCCCCTGATCGTCATAGACAGCCACCTCACCCGTCTGCAGCCCTTTCAGGCGGTAGCGCCGGTCCGACACCGTAACAACCACCGCATGAGAACGGTCGCCATCCGGAAACAACACCACCGCTTCCGCACCGCTGTTTGCCCTTGAGGTAAAACCGTAGGGTTCAAGATGTTCAACCCCTGCTTTGGGTTCACCGGCAATCAGGGACACATCCACGGTCTGACATTTCGTGGCGGCACTGATGCTTTTCACCACGGCCCGCCCAATCAGGCCGAGGAGTTGTCGCTGCATGGCTTCAATCGTCCTCATCAGAACGGGTCCTCCTGTACTCTGGCTTTTTTCTTTTTCCGCGCGCTGGGGGCTTCGGGTTCAGGCAGATAAGCATCAGGTGGGCCGACACGGATTTCCGTCAGGGTGCCGTTCTGGTCCTGAGTAAACGTGACTTCCGAAACAAGCAGTTCGGTATTGTCGAAACCACAGACCGGATCAAAGACAATCACCCGCTGGTTGGGCTGCCACAGCGTACCGTTACCCTGTCGCCAACCCTGCACCACATAGGTGGTTTCATCCGTCCGCGCCGCCCGTTGTCGGGCTTCAAAGTCCGCACGGGCAATACAGCCTGCCCCCGTAGCCTGCCCTGTCTGCCTGATATACATCGGACGGTAACGGGCAATAAATGCGTCCTCTGTGCGGGCCCGCAGCGCGGTGGTGGTGGCCTCACCGAAATCATCGTCGTTTCCGGCACGCTGCCCCGCCACCTGGTAAACAGAAAACCGCTCCCGGATACTCTTCTCCGTATCACAGGAAAGGATGTTTTCCCCAAGTACCAGCGCGGTATGTGCCCGCGTTGAGCCAATACCACCAATCACCAGCCTGCCGTGCGGGTCGTCATAAGCCAGCGCCTGCTGCTGACCGAGTATTTTGTTGATCACCTCAATCACCGTTTCACCGTGATCAGGCTGGACATCCGGAATAACACCCGACGGCGCATCGCTGTTCACCACCTCAATGCCGAAAGGCGCAGCAAGCGCCTGCGCAATCTGTACCAGCGATCGTCCGTTAAACTGTGTCGGTTCGGCTGCACAGTCAATCAGGTCAGCAGTCAGACTACGTCCGGCAATACCGGTGCTGACCGAACGGGCATCGTAACGAACGGGGGTCGCCTCCACCCAGCCGGTGATCACCAGCTCATCACCAATCAGCACTTCCACTTTTGAACCATTTTTAATGCGCGGCTGAAGCGTGGTGATACCCTCATCTCCCGGCCACTGGCGGGTGATCTCCACACTGAAATCCCGCGCCAGCCGTTCAATACCGGCACCGATGCGCACCGATGTCCAGCCATTCCACTCCCGGCCATTTACCCGTAGCGTGACATTGTCGTTCATTGCACTGGCACCTTCAGAGGGATCACCGGCACAAAGCCGGGATGCGTAATGGCATTACGCCGGATAATGTCCGCGTCACGCGCCGCGTTATCAAACCAGGTCGCCGCCAGCACCAGTGCGGGTAAAACCTCATCCGGTGTGCGCTGAATGATCCGTGCAGACTGTTCAAGGCGCGTGTTGATATCCGCATTCAGATCTGCTTTCACCCGGCGCAGCGCCAGAAACAGCGCATCGCTGGTTGTACGGGACAACTCCTTATCAATTGCCGTATTCAGTATGTCGCGAATGTCAGTCAGTTCTTCCCACGTCGGCAGGTCAACCGTGTTTTTCACCGCCGGTGCATTGTTCAGTGCCGAATGCGTGACGGAAGGCCAGCCACTGCTCTGCGCGGGTGTTGTTGTCTGCCCCACTGCGGAATTCTGCATCACCGCGAAAGTTGTTGGCGCAGGCAATCGGGTAACGGCATACGCCGCTTCGCTGATTGCGGTCGTACGAAGAGTGCTGGCAACCACGTTACGCTGCTGCGTCGCCGTGGCGGTGGTTTTACTGTCCGTTTTCCAGACGCCGCGCGGTTGCAGATCGCTGCCGAGGCTGACACCGGAAAGCGTTTTGATCATGGTGACCAGGTCGCTGGCGTTACCATAAAGGCGTTTCCCGGTACGCCACATTTTCTGCACCTGCTCAACGAAATTTTTGCCTGACGATGGCGGCGGCAGAAGTACCGAGATATCCCCCTGCAACAGCCTGGCGGCATCCGATACGGCAGAATCCACCACTTTCATCGCATCAGAAACATACCCCAGCATTATGCTGGCATTACCGATAACGTCGTTCTGCACGAAATCCGCCACACCATCGATACTGAAACCGCTGAAGCTGTCACTGATGCAGTCATCCAGTGCAGAACAGGATGACATCAGCGTCTGCGCCGTCGCCGCACCTGATGTGGGGTAAGAGAGTTCTCCTGCTTCGACAAACTTCAGGTCAAAGCGGACAATACGCCCTTCACTCTTCGATGTGCTGACCCGAACCTCTCCGTCAACACAGACTTTCAGCTCACCGTAAGTCGGATGGACAAGCGTGCCGGGACCGGGTTTATTCAGCGCGTCAATCAGGCGATCGCGCTGGTCAAAGCAGTCATCTCCCACCACATAAGCCGTGATGGACGGGCGGAAAGTGATTTTCCCCAGGTCTTCGGTATAGGGTTTGTCGCGGTTCGGGTATTCGTGCGTTTCCACACGACGACCGGTTCCCGCACTTTCTTCTTCAACCTTAAACGGCACGCCGCGAAATGACGCGCCCTGAAGTCTGTCTTTCCACGTCATATAAACTCCGGATATAAAAAAACCCGCCGAAGCGGGTTTCATTAAATTATCGCTTATCTAAAGTTACTTATTACCCGATACCTTATGCTTTGGTTACTCGCATCAAGTACTTCGAATTTAGCCCCTTTATAGCCAATTGTTTTAGACTCCGCGAGATCATACTCAACATCGTTGTTGAAGGCCGGGCGTGCTGTATTCGATGAAAATTCACGATATCCAATGTTGATTTTGTTTCCGACCCTTCCGTTGTAAAGCAGAGCTTGCTGGAAAGATGAATCACCACTGATATTCAGAGTAACCTTTTCGATAGGCATGTTAGTTTCACAGTTGGTAACACCGAAAACTGTTATTACACATAAGGCATTCTTTTTCTTTTCTACCATGATGCCCTGCCACATATCGGCAAGGGCTGCCTTTTCCACATTGGCTGAATCAGCACCGTTTGTGAGAAAGTAATAATCAGCCTTGTTATCCTCACCAACCTTTTTCAGCATCCCCGGAGTGATCGTATACGCCCAGGAAATTCTCGCAGGAGCATTAACCTTCAGACCTTCAAACCTCTGTGACACCCCCTGCTTAATCATTGAATCACCGACATAAGCTGTATTAATGCTTCCTACAGGAGGTTCACTATAATTTTCTGTTTTTGGTAAATAATTGTACTTCGGAGAGGTACATCCCCCGAGTAAAAGAGCCATGCCGACAACTGAATAAATTGTTAAGACTTTCATATCCCTATTCCCATCATTAAAGTATCGGACTAATCCTACCAAGAACCTGCTAAACGACAAAACCCGTGTTTAAGCGGGGTATCAGCCCCCCATACCAAATCGGGTGTAGCCAACGTCGTGATTCACGTCGATACCGCTGGATCGCGTTTCCATAACCCGCATACCCGGAGGCGAATTCACAAAAGAGACCTTGATCTCACCGTCAACTTTTGGCGCAGAAGCTTTGTTAATCATGAAGGGATTCGGGCCTGTGGCATCGGAGGCGTTGTTTGCCTGAGCCGGATCCATGGCCGGATAAGGTGTGTATCCCCGCGCCGGGAATCCCGTCCCATAAGCATCATAAGCACCCGCGCCCCACTGCGCAGAGTTAATGGCATCGACCGTGTCACCGGAACTGTCGGTAAACCACTCAATAATTGGCTTCAGCTTGTCCCACATATCCTGAAACCACTTAACAACCGGTCCCCAGTTATTGATTACCATCCCCAGCGGCGACCAGGCAAAAACCTTCTTCAGAAGTTCCCAGCCAGCCTCAAAATAAGGACCAATGGTTTCCCAGAGCTTCTTGAAATAAGGTCCGACAACATCCCAGTTAGTGATAATTAATCCCGCAGCCAGGGCTATCGCCGTCGCAATCATTCCAATCGGCGTCATCGACATGATCCTGCTGACAATACTGATGGCCCCGCCAACGCCCATCAATCCCAGTTTCAGAATCGCAAGACCGGCAGCAAGCCCGACGACGCCGCGAATAACCCGGGGATTTTCATCCGCAAACTTCGTGAATTTTTCCCCTAACTCCCCCAGCCATTGCGTGATATTTTTGGCGTCACCAGAAAATGCGCCGCCAATAGCCGCAAGGCCGTTAGTTGCGGTCCCCGTCATTGCCTCCCACAGGTTGGACAGCGTACCAAGCTGGGCCTGAACACGTTTATTCAGGCTGGCCTGTTTATTCATCTTCTGCTGGATCTGATCGTAGCCATCCTTTCCTTTATCGATTAGTGCATTGACCACCTGAAGGGTTTCGGCATCATCACCAAATATTGCCTTAAGTACACCTGTTCGCTTAACGTCGGTCAGTTTTCGCAGCTTTGCCAGTTGCCTGAACATGTTATCAAGACCGCCAAAACTTCCTTTGCCGTCAGTAAAATCGAGCTGTACCCCGAGTTTCTGGCGGGCCATGACTTTATTGACGTCCCTGATTTTCTTAACGCTTAATCCGGACTGGATAACTTTTCGCAGGGCATTACCTGCCGACTCCCCGTTCATCCCCATCTGATCCATCATGACGCTGATGGGGGCAAGGCTCTGTGCAGCCTGAAGACCCTCCTTGTTCACCATCTTCAGAACAGAACTGGTTTTAGTGAAGAAGGACAACATGTTGGTATCGTCAACGCCCAGATAAAACGCCTTCTGGATAGTGTCGAACAGCCCCATCATGTCTTCTGACGCCGTTCCGGTAGCATCCTGCATCTTTGCAGCAAACTCAGCAGCCGCTTCCGGTGTTTTTTTCAGTTGTACCGCAAGATAAGCTGTCGCTTTACCCACACCACCCAGAATGTTTTCTGCCGGGATCCCCTGACGCACCAGCATCTGCATCATGTTCTGGAAATCAGCCGTTGTACCGGGTAGCTGGTTACCCAGACCAATAGCCAGTTTATTGATGTCCTGAAAGCTCTTTCCAACCTCGCCGTTCGCATCCATCATGGCGACTTTCAGCCCGGTGGCGGCGTTTTCCTGATCGGCATAAGATTTCAGGGAAAGCGTCAGACCCGCAGCCAGTCCGCCACCAAGCGCCAGCCCACCCTGTGACGCTTCTTCCGCCTGGCGTTTAAATCCCCGGATTTTCTTTTGCATTTTCGACAGCGCGGGAGAAAGCCTGTCGACACCGGTGATCAACGCCTTAAGCTCAAATTCAGCCATGTGTGCGTTTCTCCTGCTCTATCCTGTTTGCCTGACTGACCAGCAAGGGAATTTCACTGATCGGCATATTCAGCAATTCGAAGGGATTAATGCGCCAGTAGCTGGCGCAGTCAAAGAAGCGATCAGTGAGGTATTCAGCCGTCAGGCCTGGAGGAAAAAACCAGCCACAAGCCACGCCGCTGCATTCAGGTCTGCCGGAGACATCTGGTCGACAGAGCTTTGCGGCACTTTCGCCAGCCGCACAATGTATTTCGACACCACATGCGCCAGAAGTCTGACGGACTCATCCTGATTCATCTGGTAGGGATACCCCAGCTCGCGGACATCTTTCCCGGTGGGCTCATCAAACTCCAGTACGGAGAGTGTCTCGCCATGAGCGGTAATCGGTTTCTTTAACTCAAGCTCTTTCATTACTGGTAATCCCCTTCTTCACCGTGGAACTCAAGATCGACCGTGCCTTCTTCGGCATTATGGTTCGCTTCGCCGTGCAGCCAGGCAGACGACAGTACATAGACCTGACCGTTCGCCAGCTCGGCAGTGATGGTCATCTCATCAGACGAGGTGATTTTGCTCACCGGAAAATTCTTCGGCACCTTGAAGGTCCCTTTGACATAAGGCGCACGGTGAGTTTCCTTGCGGTCCACTGAACCGTCCAGGCCGATGATGTCATCATTGACCGTCCTGTTCATGGGCACCTCAATGCCGCCGGTCAGCGATAGCTGCTGACCGTCAATTTTGAAATAACAGGTTCCCCCGATACGGGCCATTATGCGGACTCCTCTGAATACTGAAGACGGAACTGGTTAACCACGGCAAAGACACGCAACTGGTTAACATAGTCAGGCGGGAACAGCGTGTTCAGGCGGTTCGGATCGCTGGCATCACGCTCCACAACCAGGTACTGCTTGAACAGTTCGTAGTTTTCCACGATCCCCGCACGCTCAAGCTGACGGTAGGTTGCCAGCAGTTCCCCTTTGATCACCGCCGGGGTGACAATCGCCTGACCGGGACCAAAGCGGGTACCGTCACTGGCAAGCTTGTGACGCCCGTACTTACTGGTAATGACGGATTTCAGTTTGCGCAGCACATACGCGCTGGTATGCAGCGTCTCGCTGTCGAGGTAGCTGTTATCCGCAACCCCGTAAGCATTTTTCCTGTACGTGGTGACATCACGCTGAATGCGCAGTACCCCGCTTTCGACATACGCCGTTGCCACGCCATGAGACAGCAGGGTCTGCTGCTCGGTCATCGTGAACCGTTTCCCCTTCGGCGCAGGCAGCATACCCACCAGCTCACCGGTCTGCGTGGGACGTGCCGGATCGTTGCGGATAAACACCGCTGCGCGGGCGGTACGGCTTGCCGCCAGCTCGTCGGCAGGTGTCTGGGTTTCTTTTTCGTACCCCGCCAGGGTAATGTGCTGCTGGTTAAACTGGTCACCTGCGGTCACCAGTTCTGACAGCGTACCGGTCTTTGCCGTATACACATGACCATACAGCTGACGCGCATAGCTCCAGCGACCGCTGGTATCGTTCATCTCGGTCACCAGCGTGTTAACGGAGGCCGTGTCGTTGAACGGCAGACCGATATAATCAAACGGCTCATCCGCCATTGCAGCCACCGCACCGGTGAGAACAGGAGCGCCCGTTCCGGCGGTACCCGTCGCCACAGCAATCTGTACACCCGCTGGCAGCACTTCGCCCCCACCAAAGCCGTAGTAATTGAGGCTGACAGGAATTTCATTCCCGCAAAGTCCCTTATGACGCGCGGTCAGTGTGACCACGCCAGCCGAAAATGAGGCCGTAAACGGCAGGGCCGGAACGGCATTGATAGCATCCTGGATACTGCTGGCAATGGTCGCGACGTTATCGCCGTTGGTCACCGGTGCCTGCACGCGGGTACGTCCCACATACACATTCACCGTGCCGGTTTCGGTTGCCGCCCCGGTCACCGTCAGAGTAACCGTTGCCGCCGCGCCTGTGGCTTCCGGAACGGCAATCACATACAGCTCGCCAAACGGGTCGGTCTGGCGATAAGCCTCGACCATACGCGCCAGCTGACTTCCCGCACCACAAATCTGGCGTGCATAGTCTGCCGACGGCATCAGCACCAGACTGTTGGCAACAATCTCTGCACCGTTATTGGCGTGACCAATCAGCAACGATGCTCCGCTGTCCTGTGCAGTATTCGCCGCCTGGTTATCCATTTCCGCATAAAACAACGGAACCAGCGTATTCGACGGAATGGTGTTAAAGCTTATCGTCATCGGTATTCACCTTTTTATTCACGCGCCGGATATCACCCGCTGCTTCACGGCGCAGCCAGTAGTTGTTCTCGTCAACATTTCGCCCTTCGGCGGGCAAAAGGTCGCCGCGGGCAGGGTCAGGCACTGACCGCCCTTTAACAGGTTTCACAAACATGAGGATCCTCAGGAAGGAAGGGTTATTTCGGTGTGATGTTCGATATCGCCGTCAGGCCCGTTACCGGGATCGAGATAATCAACATCAATCGCCAGCGTTCGCAGTTCATCCAGACTGTTCAGGTCATCCTGCTGGCGGGTATCGTCTTCGGTCAGCTCGCTGATGACCGAAAAATCGAACTGATAAATCAGCTCATGACGATTCAGATCCAGCAGCGTGCCGCCGTCATAGGTAATCGGGTTACCTGTAGTGGCACAGTAAATTTGGCCACCTGATTAAAGGTGATATCCTCACCACAACACAAAACAGGTGACTTAATGAACAAGAAAACCAAACGTACTTTCACCCCTGAATTCAGGCTGGAATGTGCACAGCTAATTGTTGATAAGGGCTACTCATATCGACAAGCCAGTGAAGCGATGAATGTCGGTTCTACCACGCTTGAGAGTTGGGT